GAACAAAAAGAAAAGAGCCCTTGATAAAATGGAAAGCATAGAAAAAAGCCCGGTTTAATTACCGGGCATATTTTTTAAATATCCGCCGAAATATTTTTCCTCGGCGTCTTTTCGCAATTTTATAGCATCGTTTATATTGGCACGATAGCCCAAATGGTGTAAAACACCCTGAAATTGTATCCGTGCCTGCCACATGTGTGCACCTCCGTGCCAAGATACGCCGCGATATCCGCTAGTATTATGTTTTGGGGCGGCGTTTTTGCGGATGTTACCTAAATTTGTGCCATCAATAAGGTTATTGTCTCGGACGGTTTTAGACCGTTCAAGGGCAATATCGGAGTGTAGGCAACCACAACTTTTAGTATCGCCTGTTGTAAGTGTATTACTCCTGACATATGTGGTTTTACCGCAATCACAAAGACATTGCCACTCCTGATTATGGTGCTTTATATTGCCTGTAGGCTTAATTACAACCAGCTTTCCAAAACGCTGGCCCACTAAATCTTTTTCACGCGATTCTTTTTGCAAGCATCCGCAGCTTTTGCGTATGCCATGAGTTAAAAAGTGGGTTGATACCAATACATCGTTGCCACAATCGCAGTGGCATAACCATAAGTAGCAATCACCTTTTTTGTCTGTCGACCGGCGAATAGCAGTTAATCTACCAAAACGCTGGCCGGTTAAATCTTTTATATTTGACATAGACACCTCTTGATTTGCGGAATTCTTTGCTAATTTTCCGTGATGCAATTATCCTATTTATTTTCATATAACTCGTAATTTGTCATAGCAACAAGCTTGTCATATTCTGCAATTTTATCAAGCTTACTTACTCTGTGGGCAATCGGATTATCTCTATAATCATGTGCTGAAAATTTTTCGGCTGCTGTTTTATTGTCAAACCATGCCGTTCCTGAGCCATTTGCTCCCCAAGCTGAGTATTCAACACTGTAATATGTTTTCATAGGGGGTCTACCTCCTTTTTTACCATTTTCACGGCTTGCCTTGGCTTTTGCCTCAGATTTTACTGATCCGCCTTTTCTTCCGAGCGCCGCCGCAGCCTGCGAAGTTGATATTTCTATTTTGGGTTCTTTCTCATTAATTATTAAACTTTTCATGATATTACCTCCTTAATCGGGGTTATTTTATTATCGCTACTATTACAGGATCTTCGACGATTACTTCTCCGTCATCTTGCCCCATATCGTAGATGTTTCCGCATATAATAGCTTGATGATCGCCGGAGTACCAACCCGATTGCCAATCCCACTCGCTACTATGTGCCCTCATAGCATATGATTCGATCGCGGTTGCGGAGATGCCATCAAGCAGTTCGTCTGTTTCTTCTCCGTCATCCCATACACAGGACTGGTGGTTTATTGGGCCAAGCGAAAATTCTTCGTACTGGCTCCTTATCGCAACAACCTCATAATCGTCTACAAATTTGTTTGCAATTTCGAGAATTTCTTTGACAGTCAATCTATTATCTGCGTTCATCGTTTTCAACTCCCTCCTACAATTATAGTATATACCCAATCGCTTTGGTTTAATATTGGTACAATATACAAAGATTTATAAATGTTTTTGTGTAATTTGCTACAAACCATAAAAGCCACACATAACCAAAATATAGGCAAAAGTTGTGCAAATATTGGGTTTTAGCTGTGTTATAGTGTAAATATCAGAGCTGTCCAGATGGGCGGCTCTTTTTTGGTGTGCCGAAAGGCGGGGAAAAGACACTTAATATAATGCCAAGTGGGCGGCAGAGTGTAACCGGCGCATTCCTCCCGCCGGAGAGAATAATTAAATTTAGATAGAGGTGCAATATGTTTGGCAAGCGCAAACGCAAGGTCACAGACATTATCAAGGGAGCTGAGAGAATAGTTAATACACATTCATACAAGATATGTGAGATGTGCCAGGAAGACGAAAAAAGAGACTGCAAGTGCTATTGTTTACCGGCAGAAATGTTTGCTTTATTGGTGGACGAAAAGGACCGACAAAGCCGCTTGGACATGATAGAGAATGTAGAGGAATTGTTTAAGGATAGTTGAGGTGGTGAAGGTGGCAGATAAGCTGACAATTAAACAAGAAAAATATGTACAAGGCTTGTTTGCCGGGCTGAGCCAGAGGGAGGCATACAAACAGGCATATCCATGTAAAAACATGAGCGATAAGACAATAGACGAAAAAGCTTGCATACTTGCAAAAAATGGCAAGGTAAGGGCAAGGCTGGACGATTTAACCGAAGAACTTAAAAGCCGAAACATGGTAACGGTAGAAAAAGTTCTTGCTGAGCTTGCTAAAGTAGGTTTTTCAAATGGTAGTGACTTTGCAAGGGTGGTTGAAAAAGAATATGCCGAGGAAATCAAAGACGAAGACGGGAATGTCACCGGTGAGAAAGTACATAAATACAAAACTGTTGATGTGATACCCACGGAACAGCTTGACGATGATAAACTTGCCGCTATAGCCGGAATAAAAGCAACTGAAAAAGGTATTGAGGTCAAGACCAATGACAAAATGAAAGCATTGGAGCTTATGGGAAAATACCTTGGAATGTTCACAGATAAAAATGAAATAGAAGTTAAAGCTATACCACAGATCATAATTAAGCGTGGTGGTAGTGGTGACTAAGGAAATAGAGATTTTACCTCTGTATTATGACTATGTCCTTACAAAAAACTATCCTGTAAATATACTTGTCGGGGGGAGAAACTCCGGCAAATCTTATTTTATGGAGCAATTAGCCGTAATCAATATGCACAACAATGAAAAATACAAATTATTGGTCATTGAAGATGTTGAGACTAACATAGGTGCAGGTGTAAAGGACGGCATAGAAAACAGAGCAGAAGAATTCGGATATGAATCATTATTTAAATCGACCAAACAACCGCCAGAAGTAACCCATAAAGTAACGGAAAGCAGTGTAATCTTTAAGGGTTATCACAGCGAACAGCAGCAGAAACAAGTCAAGTCTTTAAACGAAGTAACAGCCGCCTGGTATGAAGAAGCTGAGAACATAACATACAATCAATTTAAAGCCTTGAGAATGCAACTAAGAGGCGGGAATGACGAAAACAGACAACTATTCCTCACTCTTAACCCGATCAATTCAGATGGCTTTATAAATCAATACTTTTTTGAGGGACAACCGGACAAAGTTTTTGAGAAATTTTCAGATGGCAGGCCAAAGGTATTTGAAAAACACATTACAGTCGAATTAGAAAACGAGGGAAAAACAGAAGTTGTATCAATACCCTGTATCATAGTCGTGTCTACTCACTGGGATAACCCATACTTGACAGCAGAGCAAAGAGCAGACATTGAAGAATTAAAGTATACAGACCCCGATCAGTACGCTATGCTTGCCGAGGGCAAATTTGTAAAAGGCAAAGGCGCTTATTTTGGCGAATTCCAGAGACATATACATGTTATTGAGCCTTTCATAATTCCCTGTGAATGGAGACGAGAAAGAGCGCTTGACTATGGCTTAGATATGCTTGCTTGTTACTGGATTGCAACAGACCCGCAAGGGAAATGTTATGCTTACAAAGAACTTTACGAAAGCGATTTAATTATTTCAAAGGCAGCACAACGAATTACGGAAATGACTAACGAGGATATATTTAAGACTTCTGCACCGCCCGACTTGTGGAATCGCAGACAAGACACCGGCAAGAGCGCAGCAGAAATATTTATGGAAAACGGAGTAATGTTGTGGCAAGCGAATAATGAGCGTGTTCAAGGTTGGTACAACCTCAAAGAATGGTTACAGGTTTATGATTCGGTAGACGAGCAAACAGGTGAACCAATTAAAACTACAAATCTATATATATTCAACAATTGCGTGAATTTAATTCGTTGTTTGCCAGCGTTACAGAAAGATGAAAAGGACCCTAACGATGTCGCAACACAACCGCACGAGCTGACGCATGGTCCTGATGCAATACGTTATTTTGTAGCGGGTAGACCTACACCTGAGATAATTCCAAATAAGAAAAAGAAACTGCCTTGGTTCTTCCAGAGTCCAAGCGATAACGAGGGAGGAGAATATATCAAATGGTAAAAGATTGTGAAAACTGCATGCACAGATTCGATTATTACGATTCCAGCGGTAACCATGACGGTGAGGGGTGCGAAGTTAACGGCGATATGTGTAACCCTGACAAGTGTCAAGACTGGGAGGAAAACAAATGAATACAGCGCTAACAATTCTTGGTTTATTGCTCGCATTTATGGCGGGCTTTTTTTGTGCCATAAAATCAGTCCAATTAGGGCTTAGATGGCAAATACAGACAGAGCAGAAACAAGAACCGGTATTAAGCAATCCAATTACAGAAGTAATTGAAAACAAACAGGTTGAAGATGCCAATAAAGCCACAGCACAGTTAGTTGATGAATGGCTGAACGGGGCTAGAAAGTAGGTGACATAGTTGAGTTCAAACGCTTCACAAATAAACGAACAGTATAAACAGGGCTTGCAATATCATAAAACAATGCAATTTACTGATAATTGGCCAGAGTACGAAAGATTCAAAGCTTCAGACCAGTGGCCAGCTGCAACCGAAGCCACAAGAAATCTTCCAAGACCTGTATTCAACATCATCGACTACATAGAAAATCACAAAGTAGCCTCTGTAATGAATGAAAACATTAAAATGAACTTCACGGCACAGGAGTTGCCACAGCAGCCAGGTGAAAACGGCATAGACCCAAACGACCCACTTCAAAAAGCTGTAGAGGGTGCAGAGAAGTTTTCAAAGAACGCTGATGTGACCTGGGAAGATTTAAAACAGGACGAAATAAACGAAGAAGTTCTGGAATCAGCTTCTAATCTAGGTACAGGCATAGCACATTACTACATGGATAACGATGTGGTAACAGGGATTCAAACAAAAGCAATAGGGGCAATGCGAGGCGAAGCACTTGACCCTATGAACGTGTTTTTTGGCAATCCTCAAAATAAAGACGTGCAGAAACAACCCTATATCATCATCTCAAGTCGTGAGATGGTTCAGACAGTAAAGGAAGAGGCAAAGAAGAATCACGTCCCTAAAGAGCAAATAGAACTTATCACAGGAGACAAGGAAACCAAAGACGAGGGTTACGATGCCGCACAACACGAACTAAAAGAGGGTGATAAATGCACTATTCTTATTCGCTACACGAAGAAAGACGGATATATCTATCTTGAAAAATGCACGATAACCGGAGTAACCTATGCGCCCGAAGTTAACACAAGAAGAAAACTCTATCCAGTGGCCGTCATGCGGTGGAAGAACCGCAAGAAGTGTATATACGGCATAGGAGACACCGAGGGACTTATACCCAATCAAAAGGGAATCAATATGCTTTTGGCAATGATGCTTCTTTCTGCTCAAAACACAGCCTTCCCAAAGATAATTGCGAAGTATGGATCCTTAAAACAAACCATCACAAACCAGATAGGCGAGATCCTCACAGATATGCTGCCTGGTGCCGGAGACAATATCAAGTTCATGCAGCCGGGTAATTTCAGTGGTGAAACATTCGGCCTTGTAGATAAGTTTATTGACCTGACCAAGCAAATGAGTGCCGCCCAAGATGCCGCCACAGGTGATATAGATACTTCAAATAACACTGCTGCCGGTATCGCAATGCTCCAAAAAGCGGCAGGCGTGCCATTAGAATCAATTAAAAAGCGTTTTTACCGCTTTTGTGAAGATGTCGGCCTTATTTGGGAGGAATTTTATAAAGTCAATTATGATCTTCCACGCCCTGTAAGGTTCAAAGACGAGAACGGCAAGGAATATCCGGACGTGTTCCAAGGTTCCGAATATTCCGACATCGGTATGAGCCTTAAGATTGATGTTGGACCATCAACGCAGTATTCCGAAGCCTTAGTTATGGAATCACTCAATATGTTTTATGAGAAACAGGAAATGACCACCGAGGAATATTTAGAGCTTGCACCTAAGAATGTCGTACCGTTCAAAGATAGATTCTTGAAGATGCGACAGGCGAGAATGCAAGAACAACAACCTGTAAACGGCGAAAACCAGATGGAGCAGTTTATGAGCCAACGGACGCCCGAAGAAATAGAGCTTATCCAGAATGACCCTGAACTGCAAGAACAAATTATAAACACGTTTGGAGGTGTGCAAAATGAAGTGTCCAATATGCGGTAGTACGCTTATAATCGGCAAACAATATTACACGACAAAAGGCGACGACAACCCTGATACACCTACAGAGATTTACACAAATTCGCCTATGCTATGCACAAACAAATCCAGTCCATTAAATGACTGGAAACCATGTCCTAACTATGGTGGAGAGGACTTAGGAAAACCTTTGACAGTGGTTACTACCATTACACACAGAGTAGGTTAAAGGAGGGAATGAAAAATAAAAGAAGAATGGAAAGATATTAAAGACTATGATGGATATTATGAAGTTAGCAATTTAGGAAACATAAGAAATTCAATAACCTTAAAAACTTTGAAACCAAAGCTAAATAAGGGCTATCAAGTAGTCAATCTTTATAAGGCGGGGAATGCAAAATCATGCAGCATACATAGAATGGTTGCGATAGCTTTCATAGAAAATCCATTATCGAATCCTGAAATAAATCATATTGATGAAAACAAGTTGAACAATAAAGTTTCAAATTTGCAATGGTGTACTGCAAAAGAAAATTCGAACTGGGGCACAAGAAAACAACGGATATCAAAGACTGTAATTCAGTTATATAAAGATGGGGTTTATAAAGACCGTGGTTATAGGCCTATATTCCAAATTGACGCAAATACAGGAACAATTATCAGAAAGTTTGAGGGTGCGTCAGAAGCTGCACGGTTATTTGGTTTTCACCAAGGGAACATTACGTCGTGCTGCCAAGGGAAATTAAACCAAACAAAAGGCTTCAAGTGGGCATATTGTGAAGATTATGCAAGTGCCTAAATCCTTTATCTAGCACATGGCAAAAGCTATGTGTTTTATTTATGCCCGAAAGGAGGGAATCAACATGCCATTTAAAGCATTATTTGCTGATTTCATAGCTGGAACACCTATTAAGCGTAAGGTATGGGGCGGCTATTGGAAATATCATTATGGAAAAATCGAAATGCACTGCAAAGACGGTAAGGTAATTGATATCAAAGATTCGGAAGATATCTTGTTTACGATATCAGGTATTCTTGCCGACGATTGGGAAGTCGCAACAAATGAAAACTGCACAATAGAAGTTATTTAGGCACTCAGCAATGGGTGCTTTTTCTATACCCAAATTCACGCTAGGGAAGCGCAAAAACCCAAAGGAGAATACACATGGACGAAATTTTAAACTCTGTAAACGCAGAGCCAGAGGTGACCGTTGAACCTCAGACCACAAATGAAGAAGTACAGACCACAGGCGAAAGTGTAAATTCTGAACCCGCCGCTCAGAAGCCGGTACAAGATGCTCAGACCAATGCCCAATTTGCAGAGATGCGGAGAAGAAATGAAAAGCTGCAGCGAGATTATGAAATAGCAAAACAGTACGGACAGTATGGAATCTTTACGGAAGAGGATTACCAAACGGCATTGGCAGAGCAAGAAGCACAAAAGGCAGGAGTTGACCCTCAATTCTATCAAGAACACGTAACTATGAAACAAGAATTTGATTCTATGAAGCGTGAAAAGTCCTTGATGGAACAGGAAAATTCCTTAAGAAACGACCCGATAAGAGGCGAACTCTATAAGTCATGGGAAAGCGAAGTCAAACAGATAGCAAGCACCTCACAGGTAGATTACCGAACAGCATTTAATTATTTGCTTGACAAAAAGCTCCCTGATTTATTAAACAGCCAAAAAACCGCAGGACAACAGGAAGCAATACGATCAATCACAAATAATGCTCAGACATCACCCGGGGCATTAAGTGCTGGCGCCGGAAACGTAAAGCCGTCCGTATATAGCATGTCAAAAGCCGACTTCCGAAAGATGCAGGAAGAGGTTATGAGGGGTGAGAGAAAAACACTTTAAGGAGAGTGGATTAAATGGCAGCTAAATTGCAAACATACACAACCCCATCAGACGGCAGCAATAATAGGTTGACCGCCGAAAACGCAGAGTTTTACCAGAGAACACTACTTGAAAGATTGCATGATTCAATTTTCTTCATGAAATACGGCAAAAAGACTACTATCCCTCGTCATGCCGGTGCAACAACTTCATGGAGACGCTTGGAAATGCCCGCAGTAACCAAAACAGCAATTACCGAGGGCGTAACGCCTGACGGTATCGATCTTACCATTAACAAGGTATCTGCAACCGTGCAACAGTTCGGTACATATACCAAGTTGACTGACTTCATCGACCTTGTAGGCCTTGACCCGCTTATTACCGAAGTATCGGGATTGTTTGGCGATCATGCAGGTCTGACGATGGATATTATCGTTAGAGATATCCTTGCCGCCGGAACCAACGCACAGTTTGCCAACAACAGAGCTTCCAGGGCAACACTTGCCGCAGGTGACAAAATCACCGCAGCCGAGATTCAGAAAGCCCGTGCAACGATGGTAAAGAACAATGTCAAGAAAATCAAACTGCCTAACGGTAAGATGGGATACCTTGCATTTGTTCACCCGGACACCGTAACCCAGCTTTTCAATCTGCAGGAATGGAAAGATCAGAACACCTATGTTGATACTTCAAACCGTGAAGAGGGCATTGTCGGTCAGCTCTATGGAATCTACTTCATGGAAGCAACCACGGCTCCGACCTTTGCAGACGGTGGCGCAACATCTGACCTCGCAGGAAAGTCAATTATCATCATAGGTGCAGATGCTTTCGGTATTCCTGATGTCGCAGGTTCTTCAAAGCCTGAAATCCTTGTTTATACCGATGGCAACACCGAGAACCCAATGGCTCTTTATTCCACAGTAGCGTGGAAGTCAACATTCACCGCAGTTCGTTTACAGGAAGCAGCTATACTTAGGCTAGAAGTATTAGATGCTTAACTAAACTAGCAGTTGATAAATAACCTCTCCAATGGTATAATAATACTAAAGGAGGGGTTGTTTTGTTAGTTAAATGTGAACAGTGCGGAAATGAATTTGAGAAAAGCCAAGCAGAAGTTAATAGAACAACGCACCACTATTGTTCAAGATTATGTTCAAGAACAGCAAGAAGTAATTTAGTTATTGTAAAATGTGAACAATGCGGGATTGAGTTTAAAAAAACACATTCTCATTATAAAAACGATAAACACCACTTTTGTTCCAACAAGTGCAAATTTGAAAATAGGAATAAAAAAGTAAAGCTGATATGTGAAACATGTGGGAAAACACATTATAAGGCGAAAAATCAAGTTGACAGAAGTGAACATCATTTTTGTTCACATGCATGTTCATTAAAATACCAGGATAAAAAGGTTGAAAAAGTATGTCCTGCTTGTGGCGCAAAGTTTTATGTCCCTCCGAGTATGGAACATAAAAGAATATTCTGCTCTAAAGATTGTAAATTTGAGGATTTGAAAACAAGAGAAACAGGTAAAAGGAAATACATCACTTGCGACAATTGCGGCAAGAACTTCCTCAGATACAATTATAGGCTAACAAGTAACCAATATAATTTCTGTTCTTATGAATGTATGGGAGAGTTCAAAAGAAATGACGATTATGATGAAGATTATTACGATTCAAAAGAATGGAAAGAGCTAAGATTAATAGCATTACTGAGGGACAAGCAAAAGTGTTGTGAATGCGGCATAGAAAATGTTCATCTAGTTGTCCACCATATAACACCTAGGACCAAGGGCGGGAAAGATGAATTAAATAACCTTAAGACATTGTGTAATACATGCCACATCAAAACGCACTTAAAAGATTTACAGGACAGTTCAGAAAATATTAAAATTCAAAATTTTTATAAAAAAGTACTAAAATCAAGCACCTAAAAGGGTGCTTTTTATTATGAAAGGAGTGAAAACAATGGCAAAGATAACAAAGGATACTGAAAAATGGGGAACAGTCGCAGGTGGTTTATTCGTTGGTGAAGAATTAACCCCGTTAATGATACCGTTCGATAAACAGAACCCCGCAAAAGAAAAATTCTTGTGTATTAACGGAAATCAGATTTGGCTTGCAGTAGGAAAGAAATTGAAAGTCCCTCAGTCAGTAGCTGATCTGTGGAATAGCTCATATCAGAACACCATTGAAGCAGAAGAAAAGATGTCTCAAGAGATTGAAATAAAATAAGCCCCTTAATTGGGGCTTTTCCCAAAAGGGGTGATTAAATGACCAAAGGTGAAAGTTTTGTCCAAGCAATTCAGCTATTGCAAGACTATTCTAAAAAAGGCGTACTGATAAGCCCGAGTGACGGTAACTATCAAGATAAGATTCTTTTAATGCCACCTGTAGCAAATGCAGCCCAAATGGAAATTGCTCAGTATGTTAAAATTCCGGCTGTAATGTCGGTCACGCAGAATCCTATTAAAAACCTTTTAGGTATGCACACGGGTTTTGACCTGGAAATGCACCTTGACGAAGATAAGGTTTATTCCGCGGTAGGGGCAAACTCTTATTCTTTCGAGGTAGACAGACCTTGTACGGTTTATATCAAACGTGATGGACAGATATTTAAGACGGTTGAAGTCACAAATATAAACCAATTTACAAATTATAAAGGCAATATAACCCCTGTAAATAAGACAAGCCTTACTCAATTAGTTTTTTCCGGGCCTTATCCGTACAGTATTCGGCATAGGGCTTTATATCCTTATCCGTTCCCTACAGATGCAGACGTTCCGGTGTATGGATCTCACGTATCGTATGATATGCCCGATGATTATATGGAGTTTGACAAGATCCTTAGATGGTACGATCAGAGACAGCTCCAAGAAACAAGCGACTATAAGAAAACCGAAAACAAGAAGATTCTTATCAATTGGTTCTTGACAGGTCAGTTTGATATCCACTATTTCAAACGGCCTCAGATAATAACTGCCGCAACTCCTGATAGTTACGAATATGAGATAGACCCCAAGGCCCACCATTTGATTCCTTACTATATCGCCGCCTATGTATGTGACGAAGCTAAGAGTAATGTTAAATCAATGCTTTTAGGTGAGTACCGGACAAAATTACAGAATATCAGTGCTCAACTCGCGACACCAGTAGCACAGCAAATCCAATCAATCTATTGAGGGTGATAATATGTATCAGGCTCAAAAAGTAAATATTCCACCTCCACAGCAACCACAACAAATGCGAATGAACACCATAGATGGCGGGTTGAATGTTAAATATAACGAACTACAAATAAGCCCAAACCAAAGCCCTTATATGCTCAATCTATGCGCAGACGATAGGGGAGCACTAACCAAGAGACCAGGCCAAGAAGTAGTACATACATTCGCTAGTGGACCTATTCACGCCTTATATAACGGACTGTATAAAGGCGTAGTTGTAGCGGCACATGGAACCTCATTAAGCACCTGGGACCCGGAAACTGATATTGAAACTGAAATAATGTCAGGCCTTGCAGACCAAGACGGACATTTTTCTACTTTCAGCGATAAACTCTTATACCAAAACGGCGCACAATACATTCAGTTTGACGGTGTAACCGCTTCGCACTGTAAAGATTCAGCCTATAAACCTATTCTGTTAACAGGCCGCGCACCGTCCGGAGGCGGTACGGCTTATCAAGAGTTTAATCTATTGACAGGTTGGTTTGAGGTTTGGTTTACATCAAGATCGGATTCCACAGCTGTTGAGTATGTTCTTCCTCTCGATAATTTGGACCCGGACACAGTGATGATTGAAGTTGTAGGAGCTGCCACGCCAATTGAGGGTACAGATTTTTCAGTTAATAGGACAACCGGCAAAGTGACTTTTAATATTGCACCGGTGGGAACCGTAGACACTAATGACGTTAAAATATCGGCCAAGGCAACACAAGCCGGATTTGTAGACAAGGTATTGAAACATACCATGTCAGAACTTTATGGTGGGGCAACGAACGATTCGAGAATGTTTATTGCTGGTGGCGAGGGGAACTTATACAGATGGTCAGGACTTACCGGGGATCCTCAAAAAGACTTTAAATATTTCCCTGAAAACTCCTATAATCGTATTGGTTCAGACTATGAGCCTATAACCGGATTCAAAAAACAATACGGAATGCTGGACATCTTCAAAGATAGCTCAATTTTCAATATCAACTATCAGTATGATGCAGCGACAGGTAAGTCAACATTCCCGGTTAAGAGTATGAACGCCCAAACAGGCTGTAATATGCCCGGAAGCATTCAGATAGTCCAAGATGCTCCGGTGTTTTGCCATACAAGAGACGGAGTAAACACGATACAATCAACCGTACTTGAAAATGAAAAGAACGTTAAGCCGCTGTCTGCAAATGTAGACGGTGCTTCATTCAGACCAGGGCTATTGGACGAACCAAAAGAAAACCTTGCAAAAGCTTCTTCTGTAAATTTCGGCGGCAAGTATTGGCTATGTGTCGGCTCTAAAGTGTGGGTATGGGACTACAAACTTCAAGGCTATGGCCCTGGTATGGCTGATGATATGTTGAAATGGTTCTACTATGAAAACATAAACGCCGCTTGCTTTGCAATTATCGATCGTGAACTTTATTACGGTGATAGAGAGACAGGTAACCTAGTAAAATTCATTCCGAACTATAACGACTTTGGACAACCTATTAACGGAGTATGGCGGTCAAAGGTGTTTAATTTCGACCTTGCAGAGTGGGAAAAGACCGTTTCAAAGATATGGTTTGAGACACGGGCAGGAACGAATACAACCTTTGATATTAAATTTATAACAGATAATGACACGCAGATTGATAGCGAACTAATCAAAACAAAAAGCTATTCCTACAAAGGATACTCTTATGCTGATTATACCTACGCAGTTTACACATTTGCAGTTACGATCATGAAAGAACCAAAACTAAACAAAATTATCCGTTTTCAGATTGAATTTAGTAATAACGAACTCAATAACAATCTTTCATTAATGAGCTTGGTTATTAAATACAGTCTGGACGGAGAAACGAGGTGATTATATGCCAATACCAGAATTTGAGTTTACACATCCTTTGGGGCATAGAGATGTGAACCATTACTTGCAGAACCCGCCAAGTGAAGAAATTTGGCGTGATTATTTAAACGAAATGCCGTTTGAAATCCGGACATATTTGAAAGAAACTGTTAAGGCATATCTTGACGACTATCTTACACATAAGGCAGAAAGTGCGTCCAAACACATAA